TCAGATACTTGAACAGTATGGTGATGACTTCACACCTAGTGCCAAGGTTGAGTGGGATGACATCGAACTTGAGACATTGCTTGCACGTAATGACCTTGAGGCACGATGGACATTCAACATACCTAGCCTGACACGTAAGGTGGAAGGTGTGAATGCTGGTCACTTGATTGAGGTAGGTGCTAGACCCAACACAGGTAAGACATCGTTTCATGCCTCACTGATCGCATCGCCCGGTGGCTTTGCACATCAGGGTGCTAACTGCATTATCTTGTGTAACGAGGAAGGCTATCATCGTGTTGGTGCTAGATACCTGACTGCCGCTACTGGTATGACTATGCAGGAAATCAAGAAGAACCCAAGCAAGGCACGTGACTTGTATGCACCTGTCAAGGAACGTATCAAGATCAAGGATGCTACAGGCCGTGATATGTCGTGGGTAGAGTCCATATGCAAGGCGTACAAGCCTGACTTAGTTCTTCTGGACATGGGTGACAAGTTTGCTAGGACAGGCGGCTTTGCACGTCCTGATGAGGCGTTAAAGGCCAATGCAATACATGCACGTATGATTGCCAAGCAACACGAGTGTGCTGTATTCTATATGTCACAGTTGTCTGCTGATGCAGAAGGTAAGGTTCTGCTTAATCAAAGCATGATGGAAGGTAGTCGGACAGGTAAGGCGGCAGAGGCTGACCTTATGGTGCTGATTGCAAAGAACCCGCCTGTTGACAATCAGGAAGAAGAAGATACACAACGGCATTTGAATGTGGTAAAAAATAAGTTGTCAGGTTGGCATGGTGTGGTACACTGTGAACTTGATTATAAGACAGCGAGGTATACAGCATGAAGCTAACATTAGATGTAGAGAATACAACAACAGAACGTAATGGTAAGTTACACCTTGACCCCTTTGAGCCAGAGAACTCACTGACTATGGTGGGTATGCTGACTGACCAAGGTGTTGAACGTATAGTTACCTTTGACCACAGTGAGGTAGATGCAGATGAGTATGGACACGTATTGGTACAAGAGTTTCTTGATGCCGCTACTGTAATCATCGCACACAATGCCGCATATGATTTGATGTGGCTGTGGGAATCAGGCTTCAAGTATGATGGTGCTGTCTTTGACACTATGCTTGGCGAGTACGTGCTACAGCGTGGTCAGAAACAACCACTGTCTCTTGAGGCTTGTGCTGAACGCTACGAGTTGGATACAAAGAAGCAGGACACTCTGAAAGAGTACTTTAAGAAGGGCTACAGCACACGAGACATACCACATGCTGAGTTGTGTGAGTATCTATCTGCTGACCTACATGCTACTCAACAGCTATCAGATAAGCTGATGCGCCAGCTACAGTCAGACAGTTCTAGCCTAAACGATACTGTGGTGCTTACTAATCAGGTATGTGTCACACTGGCACGTATATACCAGCGTGGGTTCAAGGTTGACTTGAGTGCGCTTGAGGAAGTGCGTCAAGAATTTGAACAGGAGAAGTGTCAACTTGTTGACGATTTACAGGTTTATGTACGCAAGGTCATGGGTGATACGCCTATCAACCTTAATAGCCCAGAGCAGTTGTCTTGGGTAATCTACGGTCGTAAGGTCATTGACAAGCATGATTGGGCTACACTCATTGACCCATACATGCCTGACGATGAGTTCAGACAGCTTGTGGCTACACGTACACAGCGTATGTACCGTACTAATGCAGTGCAGTGTCCTACGTGCAAAGGCAGTGGCTATATACGTAAGACAAAGAAGAATGGTCAGCCGTTTGCCAAGCCAAGTAAATGCCCTGAGTGTGGTACGTCTGGCTTCCTGTTCAATCCCACTGACACTATGGCTGGCTTCAAGTTCAAGCCACCTACAGCTAAGTGGGCATCAGCTAATGGCTTTAGTACCAGCAAGAATAACTTGCAGTTGCTTGAGGCAGGTGCTAAGACAAGAGGTATGGATGATGCAGTCGAGTTCTTATCGAAGGTGCGTAGACTGAGTGCTGTAGATACATACCTGTCATCATTCGTTGATGGTATCAGTAACTATACCAAACAGGATGGCATGTTGCATGTCAGCCTACTACAACATCGTACATCGACAGGTCGCTTGTCGGGTGCTAATCCTAATATGCAGAACATGCCACGTGGCGGTACGTTCCCTGTAAAGAAAGTGTTTGTGTCACGATGGGATGGTGGTAAGATACTGGAAGCTGACTTTGCTCAGTTGGAGTTCAGAGCCGCCGCATATTTATCACAGGATGGAGTTGCAATTGAAGAAGTCTCTACTGGATTTGATGTACATGCATATACCGCTAAAGTTATTACCGATGCTGGTCAACATACGTCTCGCCAAGATGCGAAGGCGCACACGTTTGCACCACTCTACGGTGCCAGTGGGTACGGACGAACAAAAGCGGAAGCTGCATACTACGAACACTTCAACGAAAAGTACACAGGGGTCTCAGATTGGCATTCCCGATTGGCTAAAGAAGCTATAACGACACAGAAGATAGTCACACCTTCTGGTCGTGAGTTTTCTTTCCCTGATGTAGTGCGTAAGGCAAATGGCCGTGTGTCATACTTTACGCAGATAAAGAATTACCCTGTACAGTCATTCGCTACAGCAGATATTGTACCGATTGCACTGTTGCATATTGATAAACTGCTTGACAACATGCAGTCATGTGTAGTAAACACAGTACATGATTCAATTGTAATTGATGTACATCCCGATGAAGAGGATGCAGTCATACAGGTAATAGAGAATACAAACAATGAACTACCTAATCTGATTGCACTACGATGGGGCATAAACTTTAATGTTCCATTGTTATTGGAATCAAAAATCGGCCCGAATTGGCTTGACACTAAAGACGTAGCGTGATATAACTACGGTTCTAAACTCTCAAGAAAGGAGAAATGAATGACACAATTGACAACAGTAGATACAAATAACTTTGCGGCTATGGCAAAAGCTATGGGTATCGCACATGAGAAGACATCATCTTCTTCTAGTTCGCTTGCACGACTACGCATTAATCATGCACCTATCATGGGTACAGCAGAGGTTAATGGTAAGAGTGTTAATGTTGAAGTAGTCGAAGGTGGTGCATACAAACTAGAGATTCCTGATGGGCCGACTCACTATGCGTCATCCATCAAGATGCGTCCTTTCATGCAACGCTTCATGCACAAGCGTTTCATTCAGGGTGATGCCAAGAATCCTAACCGTTACGTCAAAAGCGTAATGGCAGATACACTTGACATCGACTTGAAGGACAACAACGGTGGGTTTAACTGTGGCAAACCTGCTGGCTTCATCAAAGATTGGAAGGCACTACCCAAGTCTCAACAGGACTTGCTAAAGTCTATCAAGCGAGTGCGTGTCGTATTTGGTGAGGTTGAGTTGGTTAACCCTGTGAATGAAAAGGGTGAGGCTGTTGAGGTTGCACCTACACCATTCATCTGGGAGATTGACAACCGTGATGCCTTCAAAGAAATTGGCAGTAGCTTTACTACTCTAGCTAAGATGCAACGCTTGCCTATCCAGCATATCATCACTGCTAATACAGATGAACGCACAATACCTACAGGTGCAAAATACTACGTGCCTGTGGCATCACTAGATGTTACCACTGTAATCGAACTGACTGAAAAAGACCAAGTACTGTTCGGTGACTTCATGTCGTGGGTTGACAACTACAACAACTACATCATCAATGCTTGGGCAGAGAAAGCCAATGCAGACATGGAAGATGCAGATATTGATGTAGTCGATGACCTAGTTGATATTGAAGTAGATGAAGAAGAGGTAGCATAATGCATCACCGCGCTGAAATTGCTCTCCATCAATACTTGGAGAATGCAGTCAAAGGCACAACAGAAATGTCAGAGGAGACTATTGAACAGGTCTCTTCTGATGTTGCCGAAGCACTGCATAAGCAGTTTGGCAGTGGTAAAAAGCGGGGCGATTTCAAGTTACGCATGTCTAATGTGGGTCGCCCCACTTGCCAACTCTGGTACGAAAAGAATAAGCCAGAGGTAGCATTACCGAAGCCAACTACATTCATAATGAATATGATGATTGGAGATATTGTAGAAGCAGTATTCAAAGGTTTGCTAAGAGAAGCAGGAGTACATTATGAAGAACCTGAACACGTTACACTGGAATTGGATGACGCTTCCATCAATGGAACATATGATGTCGTTATTGATGGTGCAGTTGATGACATAAAGTCTGCATCACCGTGGTCATACGCAAATAAGTTTGAGTCGTATGATAAGTTAGCTAGTGGTGATGGCTTTGGTTATGTAGGACAGCTTGCTGGCTACGCTAAAGCATCCGGTAAGGATGTTGGTGGCTGGTGGGTAGTCAACAAAGCTAATGGTCAGTTCAAATACGTACCAGCATCAGGTCTTGACTTAGACACAGAAGTTGCTAAGATACAAGCAACAGCAGACGCAGTAAAGGAGAATAAGTTTGAAAAGTGTTTTCAACCAGTACCAGAGACATTTAGAGGAAAGGAGACGGGCAATAAAGTACTTAACGATGGTTGTCGGTTTTGTAGTTTTCGCATGGATTGTTGGGATAATATAACAGAACGCCCAGCAGTAATGTCGAAAGCCAAAGTGCCACCAATTACATCATACATAGGAGATGTAGTTGTACCATAAGGCATGGAGAGCCGCACGTAAATATGGGTATCGTAGTGGGCTAGAGTTGACCATAGCAGAAAAGCTAAAGACAGATAAGGTATCATTCAGATACGAAGCTGTTAAAATTGAATGGCAAGACCTAGCCTACCGTACCTATACGCCTGATATAATACTTGATAATGGTATTATAATTGAGGTAAAAGGTAGGTTCATGGCGGCAGACAGACGCAAGCATCTTGAAGTTAAGAAACAACATCCTAACTTAGATATACGATTTGTGTTTGAGAATAGCCGTAGTAAAATACGTAAGGGAGCAAAGTCAACATATGGTGACTGGTGTACAAAGAATGGTTTTAGATACTATGACAGGATCATTCCAGAAGATTGGTTAAAAGAAAAAGGAAAAGATAAACACCCTGACTTTATTAGTCACCCAAGTTCAACAGTGAAGAGGAGAACCAAGAAATGAAAAAAGAAGAACTAATAGAAAAGATTGAAGATGAAGACTTCATCATACGAGTAAGACCCTTCGCTGATGATGATGGTGAATGGAGTGGCGAGATAGACATCTCAATCATGGCATTCCCTGACAACCCTATGACGGATGATGACTATGGCAATGTAATGCATTTCTGTAAGATGATGTGTGCTACTGTACCTATCATGGAACAGGAAGAAAGTATTCGTAATATTGTTCACGAATATGTAATGAAAGTTATTGACAACGAGATGGAAATTGATGTAGAACTTGAAGAAGAGATGGGCGTTGAAAAGCAATATGATGGCAATGTAGTTCATCTTAACTTTAACACAAAGACAGGAGGTTCCGCATGAGACATGAAGCATATATGAAACAAGCCGCAGTGGATATGGTCAATAGCCCAGAACATTACAATCAGTCTGGCATTGAGTGTATTGCCGCTATACAGGCGGCACTAGGTCCAAACTTCAAGTACTACTTACAAGGTAACATAATGAAATATATGTGGCGTTTTGACTACAAGGGTAAGCCACTAGAAGACCTACAGAAAGCACAATGGTACTTGAATACATTGCTAGAAGATGTGGCGGCTAGTGATGAGAGTTAAAGTATTTATCAACATTGATGTAGATGAAGAAGAATATCCTATCCCTGCTGATGGTATGGTGGGGGAAGAGATAGAGGATGGCATACGTGAATACTTCTATGACGTAGACGGTGCTGATATTAGAACAATACGAACAGTAACGGAGTGAGATATGAACAATTATTTACCAACAGACTACCAGAACTTCATCGCGCTATCACGGTATGCCCGATGGAAAGAAGATGAACAACGCCGTGAGACATGGGTTGAGACAGTAGAACGCTACTTTGATTACATGAAGAACCATCTGCAAAGCACGTGTAACTATGTGCTATCAGATGAACTGCGTGGTGAACTAGAGGAAGCTGTACTCAATCAGGACATCATGCCTAGCATGAGAGCCTTGATGACATCAGGCCCTGCACTAGACCGTTGCCACGTAGGGGCATACAACTGCTCTTACGTCCCTGTGGACAGCCCTAGAGCCTTTGATGAGACTATGTATATCCTAATGTGTGGCACTGGTGTAGGCTTCTCTGTGGAACGACACAATATTGAGAAGATGCCTACAGTTAATGAAGACATGCATGAGACTGATACAGTAATCAAGGTAGGTGACAGCCGCCCCGGATGGGCTAAGTCACTACGTGAGTTAATTGCTATGCTGTATGCTGGTCAGATTCCTAAGTGGGATGTGTCTGCTGTACGTCCAGCAGGTGAACGACTCAAGACATTTGGCGGTAGGGCATCAGGTCCTGCACCACTGGAAGAACTATTTCAGTTTGTTATTGACAAGTTCAAGAATGCGGCAGGTCGTAAGCTGTTCCCTATCGAATGCCACGACATCATGTGTAAGATTGGCGAGGTTGTTGTAGTCGGCGGTGTACGCCGTAGTGCATTGATTTCATTGTCTAATCTTAATGATGACCAGATGGCACACGCTAAGTCAGGTATGTGGTGGGAGAATGAAGGACAACGTGCATTGGCTAACAACTCTGTAGCATATAAAGGCAAGCCGGAGATGGGTACATTCATGCGTGAATGGGTGTCACTGTACGAGAGTAAGTCAGGTGAACGTGGTATCTTTAACCGTGAATCTGCTAAGAAGCAAGCGGCTAAGAATGGCAGACGTGATACAGAACATGACTTCGGCTGCAACCCTTGCAGTGAGATACTGCTACGCCCATACCAGTTCTGTAATCTGTCAGAGGTAGTAGCACGTGCTAGTGATACACAACAGACACTACGAGAGAAGGTACGCTTGGCTACAATCTTGGGTACATTCCAATCTACACTGACTGACTTCAAGTATCTTCGTAATATCTGGAAGAAGAACACAGAAGAAGAACGCTTGTTGGGTGTATCACTTACTGGTATCATGGACAATGACTTGCTTAGTGGCACATCAGCCCACCTTGGTAAGAACATTGGTCAGACACTAGAGACATTGCGTGACACAGCAGTAGAGACTAATGCGGCTATGGCACAACAGCTTGGTATTCCACAGTCAACAGCTATTACCTGTGTGAAGCCTAGTGGTACAGTGTCACAGCTTGTGGACAGTGCATCTGGCATTCATGCAAGGCACAACCCACACTACATTCGGACTGTACGTGGTGACAACAAAGACCCACTTACACAGTTTCTTATCGCAGAAGGTATCCCTAATGAGCCGGATGTTATGAAGCCTGATTCTACTACAGTATTCAGCTTCCCAATGGCATCACCACGTGGGGCGGTAACACGCACAATTCTGTCGGCTATTGAACAGCTAGAGTTGTGGCTTACCTATCAGCGTTTCTGGTGTGAACATAAGCCTAGCGTAACAATCTCTGTGAAGGAATCCGAATGGATGCAGGTAGGGTCTTGGGTATATGACCACTTCGATGAAGTGTCAGGCATCAGCTTCCTACCATTCAGTGACCATACGTACAAGCAAGCACCATATCAAGACTGTACAGAGGACGAGTATGATGCTATGCTGGCACAGATGCCTAAGAGTGTAGACTGGTCATTGCTACAGGAGTTTGAGAAGGAAGATACAACATCAGGTGGACGTGAGTTAGCGTGTACTGCAGATGCTTGTGAAATAGTTGACTTGAATGCTGCATAAAAAGGAGTTGACACATGAGAGAACAAATGGTAGAAGTACTACGGAAACATGCACAGGCTAACATAGCATTGCATGTTGCCAACATTGAATGTTACTTGCGTAACCCTGTAGGGATTGGAGAACATTCAGATATAATGGAAGCTATGCAAGGTGAACTGGATAGAATTGCATCGCATGAAGATAGACTTGACATCCTAAACAACTACTTCAATGAGTAAAGAGTTGATATGGAAAAGGGGTGATGGTTGGTTAATATACAACCCACCCCGCAAGTCGGAACAGTGGGACGAATGGCAGAAGATTAAACAGAAACATGCAGAGAAGGAGAACAAAAGTGACAGTGAACGAAAAGATTGATTTACAAAGATACACAAAGAAAGAAGCAGTTTTTGAGGATGGAGATTGGTGGTATCAAAATCCAGCAGGTTATCGTCAGCGTGTATCAGCACATGCTAGAAAAAATACTACTCGTATGTATGTTAATGGAAAGTACATATCAAAAAGCGATCCACTACATAAGCCGGGTAATTGGAAAACATGGTCTCATGTACACTCACATGAAAAAATGGATTCTCAACTAGAAGGTGAAGTATATGCAATAGCTAATAGTGCTTGGCCTGAGTGGGTAAAGATAGGTAGAGCAAAAGATGCTGACGATAGATGTAAAAGTTATCAAACATCTTCACCCTTTCGTGACTATTCTGTTATTGCACGTATTTCTACGGAAGATAGAAATGCACTGGAAAGAGAAATGCATCGTACATTTGAACACTTTGCAGATGACAGAAATGGTGAGTGGTTCAAGATTGACAAAGTAACAGCGATTAAAATTTTCAACTACAAGATACAGGAGAATGAAGTTGAGGCGTAACGGACTAAGCAAGTATGATGCCCCACTAAAGATTCAATACCAGTGGGGCTTCGATGCCTTTATGAAGGGCAAGACCCTGAAATCAAAGAAGGGTAAGTTCTACATAGGTGACAGCGGCATTGACCACAACACAATGCAGCATCGTGAATGGCTACGTGGGTACAATGATGCCTACTACGCCAATTTGAAGAGGATACAACACAATGAACAAGCTAGAGCAAGAAGCTAGTAACTGGATGAAAGAGAGGTACAAAGA